TAAAAAAACACATCCTTAAGATGTGTTAGTATAAAAATATTCTTCGCTTATAAATCTAGTTCCTCAATTATTCTATCAATATCAACTCGATATCTAATAAATTCACCAGCTTCAACTCTATTTAGATATTCTTGGCATTTTTCAACTATTTCTTTAATTTTTTTATTTATTATTTGTGAATTCAAGTCATAAGAAGATCCGGGTTCAATATGAAATTTTTCAAAATATTTTTTATCCACAGGAAACATTTTTATTAAGTGAAGTCCTGCTTTATTCCCTGTCAAAGTTTTACTTGTTGGCGGTAATGAATAATATAAGTCATTCGGTACACCACTAGCAATATTAGATCTAAACGGTAAAGCAAAATTATAGATTTTGTTCTTGTATTTAAGTTTTAAAATTATCACATAGGGTCTTCTATTAGTGTTTTCTAATAACTCATTTGGTTTGGAGCATTTATTGAAAAACTTATTAGATATTGAAACAATACGCATAATCCACAGTCCCCTTTATATAGCAAAAGCCTTCATAAAGAAGGCTTTTACTTACATGTGAGCAATATTCGAACCGTTGCCCTCGGTAATAACATCCACATAAATGATATTCTAACTTTAATGTCCCCGTCATTTTCGGAGGACGGACATCCACATAAGTAATATTCGAACCGTTACTTTCGGTTACATAGATATTATACTAAATAATTAACCCAATGTCAATCAGAATAAATCATCAATACTTAGGCCGTCTTAAGTTACTTCTTATAGAAAATATTATACCATTTATGTATGATTTTACAACAAAAAGTTATCAATATCATGTTGTGTTGCTCTTTTACTGGATTTCTTTCCACTTATTACATTCTTCTCTAATTCAACGATTGAAAAGTAAGTTTCTAGATCAAATGATTTCGTATCTTCAATCGATAAGCCTAAATGAGCAAGGTTAAAGATGATGTTGGCTGTGATATCTTGTTCTTCCTTACTACTTTGACTTACTGGCTGAGGGTGTGCTTTTCTGAAATGTCCCGAGCATTTCACCTATCGTATTCGTTAGATTTTGCAATTCATCCTGGTTACTTAATAAACCAAAATCAAGCGACATTAGAAAGTCATTGTATGATTGTTTGCTGAAAGGTCTATGCAAGACATATATGATCTTAAAGATCGTATCAATAACTGTGGATAAATCTTCTTCTTTTTTACCTGTCTTTTCTAATTTCTTAATATCACTAAATAGTTCGGTTGAAAATACATTACGATAATCAATGATTGTAAATAATGATGAATGAAGGCGATAATCATTATCGCCTAGTGTCAGTGTTTTTTCCATAGTCTACTCCTTATAAGAATGTTGGTAATGCAGGTGATGTGGTTAAAAACGTTGCATAGTTTGAGTCACTCTGTTTCGCAATCACTCGTAAAATATGATTGTCACCCGCTTCAATCGGTCTTGCTGTAATATTAAGTTCAATTGAGTTTGCTTCAATAGAATCTGATTTTGTTTTACTAACATCACCTGTTGGTGTAGCTGTACATAAGAAGTACCAAATACGTCTTGCATGCATATCACCTTGAATCTCATAACCTAATGCGAATGTTTTTGTTTCTGCATTGACAATCTCTACTAAGTTACCATTGGTGTCTTCTAAGAATCCAAAGATATCCTTTTTAAATGCTACATCAATTTCAGTAAATTTCAGTGTCACATTAGACCCTGAATTTGAAACCAGTGTTTTAATCACTGTATCATCTGCATAGACTTGTGCGCTACCGCCAATAGCCTCAACACTTATCTCTTGTGCACCTACTAAACGTTTAGGGACTGCAAATGTCCAACTACCATCTTCTGTTTGTGTAGCTAGTGCATAATGCACATTGGTTAAACCAAATGTTACTTTATTACTCATTGTTATAAAACCTCCAATTTGATTTCATATACTCGGTTTATTGAGCCGTCCTCATTTTGATATTCAGTGATCATTTGAAACTCATAACCACCATAATATAAAGACACCTCGAGCTTTTCTTCTAACTCGAGGTTCTTGTGTTTTGTTATTAAATTAAGTTGGATCGTCAGTATACGCATGGTGACTTTATCATCAGCGTATGTTGATCCTCTATTTGATACTTCTTGATAAATGATATAATCATCACTTGTGTCCATACTATCTTTTTTACCATAAGAAACTTGACCTGGTAAAACTGAGCTTAGTGTAAGATAAAGTGCTTCTAAAATTTCTTTCATATCAGTTTCCTTTAGAAATGATTTCTTTAATGTCTTCTAACATTTTAGGTGTAAACATATCATAAGCTGGCCTCATAAATGGTCTTGGTCCGACATACTTTCCACTTCTATGTGTATAGCCAAACTCTAGTAAATGTGTAAGTCCACCTTTACCCTCAGAATAAATTGATATAGACTTGTTCATCCCAGTTCCATTTGAGGTTGCGACAAAGGAATCAGCAAATGCATTTTTATACCCACTTCTTGGTGCGTTGCGTTTCATATAATTTAATATGTCTTCTGCTGTTTCATTAAGCTTTTGTTCAAATCTTGGGATAAGGTCTTCAACATAAGCATCGATTTCATCTTCGATTGCTTTGCTTAAGGTATCAAGTGTAATCAATAATCTCACCTAATTTTATTGAAGTCCTTTTTAAATAAAGATCGATAAACTGTCCAACTTGATAAGTTCTTTCAATCTTATAGATAACTTGTCCTATATCAACATACTTAGCATTGTCATAGACGATATTTTGTACTTTAACAGCAATATCGATTCTGATATCTGAACGTTTACTTTCATAATATTCTCTTGAAGTAATCGAAAAGTTGATGCCAATCACTTCTTTTTTTGATTTAAACAAATAAGTCATCACACCCATAGTGTTCGGAACCATCTCCAAGGTTAGTAAGTGCATTCTTATATTGGGGGAATTCGGATACATTTTGTTTAGCTCCCTTTTGTTAATGCGAGTTGACCTACCAGCATATCAAATGACTTCGGTAGGTCTTTTGCACTTCCATCGTTTTTAAAGCCGTAAAATGTCTTCACATAAATAATAATCACTGTACTAACCATTGGATTTGATTCGTCATTTATATAAGAAGGATCAACCCCACAACTCATCAAATAATGTTTACAGCTGTTGATGTGTGTGTTTAACTCATCATCAGCATAAGTCTCTACATGGGGGATGAGTAAAGCCTTTTTTACAATATCTAGTATCGCCATGAAATCAATCCTTTCTTAACTAAAATTAGCCTGCAGGTGTAGCTTTCTTCTTGATACGTAAGAAGCCGTTATAACCGACGACGTTACCACCTGTAAAGACTGACGCTTTATAACTGATGATACCGTCTTTAAATTTGTAATCTGTTGATTTACCAATCTCTACTGGTGAGAACACTGGTACTTCATAGTTCTTAAGCGCACCATAAGCGATACCATATTCACCAGCAACTGTATTACTATCTGAGATAGCTTTACAATGTGAGTTAATGATATAAGGAATACCATCAATGGTCTTATTGACATAATCAATCGAGTGCACCTTACGACCTTCTTGAGTCTTCAGTCCAGCAAATGCACGTAAGTCATTCTTATTAAGAATTAATACTGCGCCACCTTCGACTTCTTCATCACCACCATAGGCAAAGACGATATCGTCTAATGTTGAATCTGTAATCGCTTCAACTTCAAGTGCTGCTTTATCTGCAAGTGCAATAGCTGCATCACTAAAAATACCAGTGAATGTATTAGTAGTACCTGCACCACGTAAGATTTGTTCACTGATTTTCTTTTTCAGTGAAATGTTAATATTTCTTAAGACTTCTGCTTGATATGGAATAGAAGGCAGTTTTTCTAACTCTTCAGTGATCTCTGTATAAGCCGTAATCTTTACTTTTGAAATCGTTAAATATCCAAATGCAGGTTCAGTTTCTGAATAAGCTCCACCTTCTGCAGTAGTCCCAGCAATACCATTTGTTTTCACAAAAGACTTTTTATAAGTCTCACCACCATTTAAGTTAATCACATTCACACGATCAACTAAACTTGACACTTGAGCAAATGGTACTGGTGCAAGATTCGTTGACGTGTGATCAGGCAGTAAGATTTCAGAACTTGATACTTGAATGACTCTGCTTTCTTTTAAGCTTTGGCCTCTCGTTTCTAGTTTTTCTTTATCCACCATTTGGCGATTATCTACTTGAATGGGCTTAAACTCTGTTTTAGAAGCAATTAACATCTTCTTATCAATGGATGCTCTTTCTTCTTGAAGGCTTGTTGTTTCTGTGTCTAGTGCTTCAAGTTTTTCTAGATCGGCTTCTGAATCAACTAAGCTTCTAATTTCTTTTAATCTAGATTCGATTTCTTTTCTTCTTAATTCTAAATTCATGGGTTTTTCTCTCCTTAGATTTTTGATTTGATTTTGATACGTTTTTTGATTAGATCTGATTTTTCTTTTTGCTCTGCTAATTCCATAGTCTTTAGTTCCAACTCCATGGACTCTAATGAACGAGCGTATATAGATGTTGCATCATATGCAGGTGTATCCACAACCGACACATCATACAACCTTTCTATTTTAGTAATGGTTCTTTTAGGAATGTCACCTTCACGGTTCCACACCTGTTCATCAACGGTAAATGCAAAACTCATTTTATCTAAAAGTCCACTTCTGACCATTTTATAGATGTCCTGGTTGTGACTTGTATCTAAGAGTTCAGCTCTTACTTTTAAACCGATATGATCAACGGTTAATTCAAGTGATTTATTCTTGGTTCTGGCAATAATTAAAAAGGAGTCCATATGATTGTATTTCATAGGAACATCCTTCATTTTAGTTTCTTGTAGAGCAGTAGGTGATATTTCTTCTATAAAACCATAAGTCTCATCACCAATTAAAGTTTCATTATTAAAGACTAGTGCGTAGCCTTCTAAAATCTGTACTTGAACGATGATATGCTGTGATTGTTTCATCAAAGCTATGCCTTGCTAGAAACCTTTCTTTTAAAAGATGAATAGATCAACTTGTCCTAAGTTCAAATGGATATTATCTCTAAAATCATCTAAGACCACTCTGACATCTGTATCACTATGTTCATCATGAATACCATAAGCAATAGAACCACTATTGTATGCAAGTAAGATTTTATGATAAGGAAATGTCCCTTTAATTTTCGTTAGGATTAGATCCATCTTCTACCACCGGTTCTATCACTGGTTCTAAGACATCAAAATCATCTACTGCATCTTCAAACCCAATGACATTTTCTTTTAACCATAGATATCCTCTTTCAATTGGATTGACATTCAAGAAACTTGTAAAATCACCAAAAGGAATGGCAATATCGATTTCTTCTACTGGTTGATTAAAACTCGCTCTTGCTTCTTTTGAGATATATGTTGCGACACATAGACTAATCCTTTTACTTGAATAGCTGATATTAAATGCTGTGATTCTGTGATATGCAGCACTTATACCAAACTTTGTCTGTAATTCTCTTATAATTGCCATAATAGTCTACTTCCTCTTTATTCTATAAAGGGTACTCGATAATGAATCAGGAGACCCAATATTTAATCCTGTGTTAATGTAGATAGCACCTAAGTCACCATGAAACGAATGCACAAAATCAGCTAGTTTTATCGAACCATCACTTTGGCCAGATAGAGTTGCGATACTTTTTCCATAAGCAATCCATTGCTGAGTATCAGTATAACTACTTTTAAAGGTTGGTGATATTTCAAAGTCAATCGTTTTTGTGACTCCACTTGTAATGGTTGGTCCACTTTGATAACTATCTTCAATATAATGAACCGTTGAGTTCTTTCCAACTCTCGTGTCATGAATGCTATCTTCAGTATTTACATGATGTGCTAGATATGATCTTTGTAAATTTGATAATGCGCTAGTTCTGTAATAAATATAGGTATCAGATACATCTACAGAACTACCTAAAGTTGATGAAATAATATGGACTTTATAAATATAGTTTGGATCAAAAGCATATTGTAAGGTATGCGTATAGCCATAACCTTCATAAAAATAGATGACTTCCATTTCACCTCCAATTTTCACAACGGATGATGAACCCCTTTCATATAAGGCGTTAGAGCCATAATCAAAGGCTAACTCACAAAGATAAGATAGTTTTGAAGTTGTTGGAGTTGTGTTTCCTCTTTTCACACGAATGATAGCTATTAATAAGTTCCACCATCAATTACTGAAGTTGATGTTAATACCTTTGATACATCTATTCCAAGATTATATTTAATTTTAGTTGGCTTTTAGCCTGTATCGACAACTGGAAAATACCTCAGTGCATTTGTGATGACTGTTGAATCATAGTTTGCTTCACTTGAATCAAGTGCCATGCCATCTGCAGATATGATTTCTGATATTTTTGCATTTACTAACTTCGTTCTTTGTTCAGTTGTTAAATGAAGATTGCTTTATACGTGAGTGTTATACGTACTTCCAGCAACTCCGCCTAAATCTCCAAGTGTAACTGTAACTGCACCTGTAGATCCATTGACACTGGTTACTGAGTCTGTTGGTGTTACGAGTTCTTGCCAGTTAGCAAGTGTTGAATAAGGGGAGGCTTTTAAGATAAACTATTTGTTTAAATCAGTTCTTACTGCAACGTCCCTTTCTTGTGGTGTAGTCAGTCCTAGCATGCTGTTTGACTGGCAACGACAAAAGTATTGTCATTGCAATTTTAGGTACAACTCTATCTGCCAGTTTTCCACTTGAATTAAGAATAGGGATGTTTCCGTTGCCTGTTCCTGTATTTTTAGTTGCAGCTGTTCTCAGTCCTAAAGCTGTAATTTTCGTATCTATTTGATCATCAACTTTACCAGCTGAAGGTATCTTTAAATAGTCACTATCTGCTAAAGGGACTGAAGCAGATGCAACTTTATCTGCTTTTGCAATATATAATGCTCACCGTTATAATCGACTTGTGGTCCGCCTACTTAAACTGTCCCTGTTGTTTCCACCTCCAATGCACAAAAAAAACACATCAGAACGATGTGTTAGTCTATATTAATAAATATATCCTTATTTTCTTTAAAAAAGTCTTCAACATAGCTAACAAACTCAGATATAGAAATGTTCATAGAAAGATATTTTTCAGGATATCCAAGTGATGTAAGTTTTTCTTTTAACCAGAATTCAAATACAGTCTGATATTCACTCATAATAGCAGCTTGATATTTAATATTTTTCAACTTATAGAGCCCTATAAAAAAATTCCTAACACTCTTAATAACTTCCTCACAATCATTTTTATGTGCAACAATATCATTTCCACTCAAATCAGACAGTGCTTTCTTTGATAAATAGGGTTCTTTTTCCATAATCAATAACTTGTTTTTCTCATTTACAAACTTTTTATGTGCATAGTCAATCCCTAATTCGAAGGGCATATTAAATCTAGCAAGATTATTTTTTCCATCAAACTCCATTAGAGATATGTCATGTATACCAATTTCTGATTCCTGAATCATTTTTAATATTTTAGTCATTCTATCCTCAACATCAACATACATTCCTGCTAATTGAGGTCTATGATCAAATTTGCAAACCATATAGATAAGTAGGTGCATCAGAGGTCTATACTCATTATCGTATGGACAATTTATGAATACATTCTTATTCTTCATTTATTTCTTTTTGCCATAAGATTTAACACTCGTAATTCTGCCATCTTTTCTATGAGTTACAACAGAACTACCTTCTTTTTGGGCTAACCCTTGTGCTCTTTTTTCAGCTTCATTTTTATTATTATATATACCTGTAGCCCTGCTTGCTTTTGGTCTTACTACTTTCCAACCATTATCCGAAGGTACAACATGTACTTGTTTACTCTTGGTTTTGGTACTCATTTGAATCCAGCCCTCTTTCCATATAATTCCAATTACTTACCCAAATATACTTTATAACCAAAAGATAATTAACACAAATCTAAATTAAAAGAGCATCTATATCATTGAACTAGTCCCTGTCATGTAGACACTATAAATAAATGAAATTAGTATTGTATTAAAATTGAGGTTTGACTCCTAAGTTCCATTTGAGATATGCCTTTTAATACTGATTTCTTGATGAATAATTACTTAAATACTTTGCAGCTTTGAATACAGTATCTTGATTATATGCTTGATAAAACTTTTCAAGCAATGCGTTATAAAGAAAAATAACTAAATGGATAAAGTGGACCCAATGTCAATGACACTGTAAAAAAAGCAGTAATAATAACTAAGGCGAAATTCCCCTAGGGGAATTTCGCCTTAGTTATTATAATAGT